CATCAAAAACAGAATGGGAATTAGCTAAAGAAAATGGATTTGATAGAATTTGGGATTGTGGAACGTTGAAATTTGAGTTGACAAACGAAATTAAATAAACGGATTACCAGCAACTTTAAGATTGTCTATTGTTTCTTCTATTCTTTTACAAGAATTAATAAATTCTAAAACGTCTTTTGGAGAAAGATTAAACCATTCTCCTTTTAATAATTCAAAATCATATTGAAAATTATCAGGAGTTTTTCTGGAAATAAATACGTTATGAAGAACCTTCTCTACCTTATAAGGGTATTTACTGTCATAAGTAGTTATTATTGAAATTTCGTAAGGATTGCCGGTTTGAAGTTGTTTTAATCTCTTGTCTTTATTAAGAGAAACTCCTATTTTATACAAATTATTTGTTTTACAATAAATTAAATATATTTTATTTCTTGGCATGTGCTAAATTAATGAGCTTGGAAATTATTGTAAAGCTTTAATAAATCCTGAAATTTCGGATTTGTTAATAAGAACCACAATAGAATCACCAAATTTTCTAACAGATTGCCATTTTGTTTCGTTTATCTCTTGTAGTTTTAAGTTTTTTCCATTGTTATTATATGTCCATCCGGATTTTATTTCTATTTGTTTTCCTCTAAATGAAAAATCCGTGTGATAAACATGTTGCTTTTCTTCAAAAATATAATCATAACTTTTACCATTAGTTACCTCATTTAATAAGCCTTTTTCTTCAAGAAGCTCGAGAAAGTATTTTTCATAGGAACCTTGGTAGGTTATTTCTGTGTCTTTGTATTTATGTATTCGAAGTCCAGATAAATGATTTTTTTCTAAAACCTCTTTTAATTTCATTGGATGGTCTACTCCATATTTCTTTAAATTATTTTTTTTTCTTTTATCCTTAACCTCATCTAAGCTCATTGGATTGTATGTTCCATATTTTTCAAAAATAACTTCTTTTCCTTTGTCTCTGACTTCTTTAAATGCGAGATGTGATGTTACTCCATATTTTTCTAAATTAGTATCTTTTATTTTTGTTTTTATTTCTTCATTTTGAGTAATGAATTTAACTCCATATCGTTCTAAATTAGTTTCTTGAGCTTTTATCTTTATTTCTTCATTTTGCAAAGCAAACCTAACTCCATATCGTTCTAAATTAGTTTCTTGTTGCTTTTGTTGAAAATTTTCATTTTGAATAGCATAATCTACACCATATAACTCATTCATTGTTCTAACAGCTTGTTCTCTGTTATTATAATTTTCATCTCCATATAATTCTTTTTTTGAAATATTTCCTTTCTGCCTAATCTCAATTGACTGTAAAGAATATTCAACTCCATATTTTTCTAAACAAGTTTCTTTTGATTTGTTTTTAACTTCTTCACTTTGACATGGACTTTCTGTTCCATATCTTTCTATGTTTGTTATTTTTATTTTTTCTTTTACATCATCAAGTTGTAAAGTGCTTTTAACACCATATTTTTTAATTACAGCCTCTTCTGTTTTTTTCATTCTGTTTGCTCTGTTTTCTGGAATTTTATCATACTCTTGTCTACAAACATCAGAACACATTGTTTTTTCAGTTATTTTTTTAACTTCAAATATTTTACTACACATTATACAAGTTCGCTCTTCTCTGTTATTTTTCTTTTTAAGTTCATCAGAACATTTTCTGGAACACGTTTTTTGTTCTTGCGGTTTTTCAAAATCACAATTACAGTTTATACAAATTAATTTCATATATTCAATTTTAACCAACACATATTGTTGTATTTGTAAATATGATTAAATTTTTAAAAAAGTAAATAATTATTTTTTTAATAATAAAAAAAGGGATACATTTTATTGTATCCCTTGATTTTATTGATAGTTTGAGGCTAAGATCAAAAATCTGAAAAATTCGCGCCATTGGGCAAAATACTAAATGAGATATCCATAAATTCAAGTGAGGGCGTAGGTTTTAGCTGAATTTTCCCAGTCAAAGTATTAGGAGCATTAGCTGCCGGTGCCTTATCAAGAACAACATTAAAAGCTGTTAAACCTCTTTGATTTTGGATTTGAAGTAATATTGGTTCAACTTTTTGTAAGAATTGATCTCTAACCGTTGAATCGTTTGCTTCAAACAATAAAGTCTGAGAAGCGGCGGCGATAAGTCTTCTAACCTGTAATAAAAGTCTTCTAACATTTACTCTATCAAGAGCTGATTGTTTAACCTGAAGAGTTTTTTGTCCAAATACTACAACACCTTGTTGAACGAAAGTCGCAATCGGATTAATCCTATCTTGATATAGTGTATCTCTATCAGTTTGTGATAATTTAATATCAGCTTTTTGAACTAATTCAGATACAGCACCTCTATTGTAACCAGCTGGAGCAAACCAAGGATAAGAAACATTATCAGTTAAAGCAATTGTTCTAACAATTTCCAATGTAGGAGCCACATAAACAAATTTATTAAAATTTGCATCATTAATCTGAACCCATGGCCAATATGTTGCTGCATAATTTGAATCTATTCCTGTACCTTGAAGGTCAGAAACAGCTTCTGTAGCAGTTCCTTTTGCATCTGCAGTAGAAATTCTTGGAGAGTCAACAATATAAAGTGCATCAGCTCTATTTTCAATCATTGTTAAACCATATTTAACAACATCTTCATGATTATAAAAATCTACACCAGGCAAAGCAAATAAGTTAATATCAACTTCTTCCGAATTAGTCATTGTATCAATAGCTTCTTTTATAGCTACGACATTTTGTGCATCAATCGCAGAGGATGTAAAATCCGGACTTCTAAACTTATTCCAACCATCAAAGCCTCCAGCCGGAACTAAAGTGAATTTACGTTCAGATTTTGTATAACCACTTATTGATGAAAATGTTCCAACAATAAAATCAGTAGTAGAAGCGACACTTTCTAAGTGAAATCCTTTTACTGTAGTAGTTCCTGATGGAGTAGCTCCAATATAACTCCACAAATCATGTTCAATAGTTTTAACTGATTGACTAATAGAAACTCTTCCAGCAGTGTGACCGGTATAACCGAGCTCAGACACGCCTAAATAAGTTTTAAATGTAGAATCTCCAGAAAAATACTGAGTCTTGTAATAAATATTAGGAGAAGTCGAACCACTTATTCCTGTATTTCTAAAAGTATAACCTTTAAAACCTGCAGGAACTGTATTTGTAGGGTGATTTTCAGCTAAAGTAAGTGTAACGTAATTAGACATTCTTGGATAATCCTCATCTAATGTTCCAATTGCTTTAGCAATATAATTTGGCTGAGTAGGATCAAGAGTTAATGCTCTAAATCTTTCTAAAATCGAGATACTTGCATCAGTATCTCCAAAAGCTCTAATTACAACATCAAATGTTTTTGTAACATCATCAATATTTGCAATTGAAATTTTAATTTCTTCATTTGCACTATCACCATCAGATATTGAAGTAAACATAAATAAATCTCTAACAACACCACCTGCAACTTTAGAAACAATGTAAGGAGTTACTGGAGTTTGAAATTCAGTTGCATAATCTGTATAAATAGCATCTGTAGAATATGTAATGGCAGAACTTATTGATAGGATTTCACTTCTACTTGAGGCTTCTCTTATAAAGTGTGGATAAATACTTTCAACATATATACCAAAGTCAGTACTGTATTTTTTTGGATCTTTCCCAATAACTTTAACAATATAATCTTCTCTTGTTTCATCTAAAGAAACAGTAATAGCACTAGTAGTTAAAGCGGTTAAAGGTCCTGTTGTTCCGCTTAATGTAAAAGGGAATAAGGTACTTGTAATATTTGCAATTTTAATTGAGCTTTCATTATTCGCAAGGAATGTTGTACCTTCATCAGAAGATTTACTTCTAATAACACAAAGAGGAGAACCACTAAATGCTCCGCTGTTTTGTCTGGTATCAGCTGTTAGTGATAAAACTATTGTAGTTGCTGATGAAATATATGTTGTTGAACTATCTCCAGCTACCGTAAATCCAAATCCACTAAACGAAGTTGTATTTAACGCATTTAACCACGCTGTTGTAGAAACAGAAGCACCACTAAAACCAACAACCGTATCATTTCCAACAGTTGCTGCTGAAATAGTATTATCAGCCATTACAGTATCTGCAGAAGTTGTAATTGTCCATCCAGTAGAAAGTAATTGATTATTAATTGAAATAGTTACACCAGTTTGTGTAGAAGTTCCAGAAAAATACTCATATGTACTTCCTTGAATAATCCAAGCAGCAGAATTAGTAAAACCCTCTTTACCTAAAACCCTTGTTATTGTAAGTTCTTGAGATTGTTTTAAAAACGAATTAGCAACGTATGGAAGTTGCAAATTAGTATCTGTTGTTCCAAATCTTGCCACATATTCATCTGTGCTTGAAATTTTTATAGGTTCAAAAGCCGGACCTTTTGTTGTTTCACCAACAAGACCGAGTCTTGTGATTCCTATTTGTGATGCGAATACAGAAAAATCCTGTTCTCTTGTGTATACCCCTGGGCTAACGAAGACTGTGGCCATGTTTTTTTATTTTTTAAATGTTATTTTTATTTACAATAAATAGGAGAAAATTCTTAAAACTCATCTCTCTGTTATATCTATCTTAATTTTAGTTATTGTTGGTACTCTTTCAAAATTTATTGGGTCTACCAACTTGCCGAAAACAGTTAAAGGAAACATAATTTGAAATTTTCTATCTGAGGCTATTTCATCAACTGTATTTTCTTCACTTGGGTCAGATAACATTAATGGAATATTATATCCGTTTATATTCATATAGCCTTGTCCATCAGAGAATCCATCCATAATCATTCTTTCATAAGAAACATTTGTATCTTGAATATAATGCGTTAAAAATCTTAGCTCATATTGCACATCTACTCTTGGGGGTTGTGGAATTTTATATAAATCATATCCTTTAAGTGTTCCATCAAAAATTGGAACTTTAACAAAAACAAATTTTTTCTTTTTAGGAATTGTTCTTTTAAGTGGATTTTGTCCGGGTTTGACAGAAGTTCTTTTTATTACCATAAAAGGCATATTTATTTCTTCTCCACTTTCATCTTTTAAAAACTTCCAGTTCATTTTAAATTCCGCCCATCTTTCTTGATTTAAATAAATCACCGGAACTTTAGCTAAAACATCTTCTGCATTAATAACAGAAATATTTAATGAATTTATATAATCAACAACACCTTGGTCTATATCTTCTAAAAGAAGTTTTTTAGGTAAATAATTATTATTTTCAAAACTTTGATCGAGAAGATTGTTTATGTTACTTTGAATTGACATTTTTAATTATGGTTATATCTAATAAATAGTTTTTTTTATCAGTAAACTTGCTTTTTGGAAAAATAACATTTAAGATTGCACAAAAATGCCAAGAATTACGAATTATACGTTCGTTGTTAGATGAAAACAAATATTAATTTAATAAAATTATTTATAGACAGCGATATCATTAGACATTATGCTGTTTTTCTTAAATTAAAACATATTCACTCTAATGGTAGAGTTTATAACTACTCACCCTATAAACTATCAAAACAAAGCGGATTAAGTAGAAATTCAATAATAAAATATATCAAATTCTTTAAAGATAATAACTGGATAAGAACCGAAGGGAAGGATATTATTTTCATTTCAACTGAAAAATTAAAAAAAGTTTATGATATCAAATTAAAACATGATATTAAAATAGAAAACAATAACACTTTATCTTTACTTACAAACTCTTTACGATATGAAGTATTAAAACATAAACAAAGTCAATTTAAGTACATTAATCAAATTAGGAAAGACCAAACTAATCCAACAGGAGCTAATGCTTTAAAACGCCATAAAAAAGCTATTAAAGTACCTCTGAAAACATTCGGTGAATTTTCTAATTATTTAAAAATTAGTGTAAAAAAATTGGCTTTGTTAATTAATAAATCAGGCTCAACAGTTAGTCGTTTGATTAAAATTATGAAAGCAACAGTAATCAGGGGCAAGAAAACTTTGGTATATTTTAAAAAGAATATAAATTTACCTTCAAATTTATACTGGCATAAAGGTTTTGTAGTTAAAGTTGATTGTAATTCATATATTTTTTAACTATGTCTTTTTATGCATACTAATTAAATCCATACAGCTTATAGCTTTAACTATGGTTTTAGTAATTGGAATATTGGATTAGGTTAAATTTTAAACAAGAGTTGTAATAATAACGAATTTTATTTATAAACAGAAATTAAATATGTCATTATGTCAGAATTAATTATTTTGCATTGAAAACATCATCCTTAACTCTAATTCCTATTATTTTTATTGAAAACACTATATCTCCAGCATAAGATTGTTCGTTTCCAATGTTTGAAGAGCCATCATCTATTATTTCGTAAAAATGTCCTTTAAAGTACATAAAATCTCCTATTTTTGGATTTGCATTTAATTCATTTAAATGACTTCTATAAACATCGGCAGTAATTTTTCCATAACCTTTTTTAATTAGTCCACCTGAAGCCATATATTCTGGAGATTCAACTTCTACGTTAATTCTACCGAATACTTCAATCGGAGTTTTATAAGCTTTCTTTTTAGCTTCTCCATAAAGTTTATGTGTGTTTGTTTTAGCATAATCTATTTTATAAAGAACAAAACTTTCCTTAATAATATCATTTACCAATTCTCTTCCTACAGTATCAAAGAATTCCCTTTCTTTTTCTCCAAAGAATAAATCAATACCTTTCCTTGAAACATCTTGTTCTTTTGCTTCTTCAGGTTTTTTATCACCATCATTGTAAGGAGGATTTGCCATGATTTAATTGATTTTAATTAGCCTCTCCATATCCCAAGAGGACTATAGATGAATGTTTTATTTATACTATCTTGAATAGATGCATTATTTTCAAGTATTGCTTTGTAGTTTAATTTTCCTAATGTGTCTTTTAATTCTTCTCTTAATGCAGTCATATCTTCTCTTCCATTTGATATTAAAGAATCAGCATTAAGAGTAACTTCTGCACCTGGAATAGGAACAGTACTAAATTTTCCTCTTATTCCAAGTCCTAACAGTTCTTTTGCCATGGCTTGTGCAAATCTTTTAACCCATCTTTTAGCTGGATCATTAAGTTCAGCATATGACAAATTGTAAAGTTGAGCATCAGAAGGACCAGAAACTAACCCATTTCCTTGACTTTCTTGACCTAATGAATTTGTTCCTCCAGTATAATTTGGATTAGCAGTAAAACCTGAAAGTTCACTATTACCACCAACACCAACCGTATCATAATAATAATATAGTACACTACCGGGAGTAGCAAAACCAGGACTAATATATCCGGAATTAGCAGGCATTTTAGGAATTGGATAAAGTGTTAACTTTTTGGTTCCATTTGGACCACCTACAATTTTATAAGAATACTCAGAACCTCTTACTTTATTTCTTACCGTAGCAGCTTGGGCAGTTAAAAATGTATCATAAATAGGCATTACAGAATATAAATTATATCCGGCAAAACTAGCTCCAAATTCTGTATAAGCAATATTTGAATTTGATAAAGGGTCTAAACCATATAAGTTAATATAACTTGGAGTATACCACATTACTTCATTTATTTCTCTACCATTTTCTATAAAATAGTTTTGAGTTCCGGCAGATAATGTAATAACAGCAACTTTAAGTTCTCTTAAAGAAGTTGATGAATTTCCTACCAAATCTGAATAAGCCCTTGCAAATGTTCTTTCAAAACCAAAATTATTAGAAACAAATTTTAATGTAAAATCAATATTTTTTGGTAAACCAAGCATTTGAGACATTTTATTCTCTAATGACCAATTGTTGATAAATGAAGAATACTCTTCAATTGCCTCTTCGACACATTCCTGCAATTGTTCATCACGCAATTCAACGTTCATAACAGGTTCACCAAGCTTTCTTCGTATTCTACGATAAAGTCTGGCAACATCACTGCTACTCATTCCTGATAACGGATTCTCTGACGTAATTTCCATTTTATAATTTATTATTAAAATGCATTTTGAGTATATGAATTACCCATATTTTTAACTCTGAATCCTATAAAGCATCCAGTAGAACCACTATCTACAACAACAGAAGATGGAACCACGTCAATAAAAGAATTTGTTGTGCCTGACCAAATAAAACTCCCTCCACCCATTGGATTGATTGTAATAACTCCTGTCGATAAGCAATAAATTTGATGTACAGTATTTGCTGTTATTCCATTTCCTAAAGTACTTGAATTTGTTGTTCCGGTCGCTAATGATATAGCTTCATAATTTTTTGAAAAACTTCCCATGATTTGTTTTTCTTTGTAAATAGTCGCCGAAAAATGACTACTGTTAATTTTTTGGATATTGGAAAAAAAATATTAAATTTGAAAATGGATTTCCAAGAGAAAAAAATGCACCAGATTCTTATGGGATTGACGAAGGATTTTGTTCATAAAGATTTTATCGAATACAGAAAAGAAAGAAGCTGGACAAAATATGATGCTTCTACTCAATCAGAAAGACTTATAATGATTTTAAAAGAAATAAAAGAACATAAAAATGGGTATAGCGAAGGTGAATATGAATGAGGAATTTATAAAAAGAGAAGTTTTTGTTGAAAAATTACCAATTATCAGAAAAATAATTATAATTGATAATAGTCCAGAACATTCTAAATTTATAGAAGATTGTATTGAAGATTTTATATATAAAAAAACTATAAAAGAAATTAAACATGAATTAAAAGAAATGTTATTTAAACATGAATGGCTTGGACATTGTCCGGCTCCATTAGGAACGATGCATCACCATAGAAAAATGATGCAAATGTATATTCCAAATGAATTTAAGAAGGTTTGTGAAGAATATCTGGATGAATATTGGTGCGAGTTAAATGAGAAACAAAGGAATCATTTAGAAAAATGGGCATACGAATGTCATTCTTAAAAGTAATTAAATATATTGCAACTTTTTTTGTATCTTTGCGTTTATTATTGTAGAAAAACATTTTTATCATGAAAAAAGTATCACTTCTCATCGTTGATCCACAAACAGATTTTTGTTTACCAGGAGCCTCTCTTTATGTAAAAGGAGCTGATTCTGACATGCATAGACTTTCTGAATTTATTATTGAAAATGCAAATGAAATAGAAACAATACATATTTCTTTAGACATGCATTTGCTTGATAGTATTTTTCATTCAATGTATTGGGAAAATCAAGAAGGAAAAAATCCGGAGCCGTTTACAAATATTACAATAGAAGATGTACAAAAAGGTATTTGGAAAACTGCTAATCCAAAAGATTCTCACAATGCATTAACATATCTTGAAGTTTTAAAAACAAAAAATAATTTCACTCATACAATATGGCCTTATCATTGCATTTCTGGAACCTATGGTTCTAATATATTCCCTCCATTATACTCAGCACTAAGAAAATGGATGGATATAACTGGAAAATCCTTTTGTTCTCATCTAAAAGGGATGGAAAGTAATACAGAACATTTTGGAATCTTTCAAAATGAAACTGATGGAATTTACAATACTGCTCTTATTCATGAATTATTTGATAAAAACGATAATGTTTTAGTTGCTGGACAAGCAAAATCACATTGTGTTGCTGTTTCTTTAAAACAAATTCTTGAGGATTTTCCTGACTGTGTTAAAAAAATAACCCTTTTAACAGACACAACTTCAGATGTTGATGGTTGTGAACATATTGCTGATAAAATATACGAAGATTTACGCTCAGCCGGTATGAAAGAAGAAATTACTACCGAATATAGTAAGAAATATTTTTCTAAATCTAAATAATGAATCCATTTTCTGATATAGTTCGTGTTGACGAATCTAAAAATATTATATACCCTCAACTTATAGGTGTTGGTTCAACTGCAGGACAGGGAAAATCCTTAGTAATGACTACGATGGCATTTAATTATATAAAGTCTGGTGTTAATGTTCTTTTATTTAGTGAATCATCACGTCGTTTTAGAAACACTGATTTAGTTTCACATGAATTAGAAAAAACATTAGGAAAGTTAATTATTCTTGATTTTTTTTATGAAGATACTATACAATCTTTCAATCAAAAAATTGCTCATCATTTAGAATTTCTAACTGGTAGTTGCGTCATAATTATTGACGGACCAATGTTTGATTTAAATAACAATTCTTTTTCATATACGAAATTTAAAGATGAAAATACCAGAGTTGTTATTTTTGAAAAATATAACTTAAAAGCAAGATTATCTTACATAAGAAAAACAGAAGAGAATAAATATGTTAGGCAACGAGAAATTGCGGAAACATTACGAAGTTTAGCATTAAATTTTAATACTCATGTTATTATCTCTAATCAACATAGAGCATCAGTTGATGATACTACAATGCCAATAAACTCTTCAATAGTATATGCAAGTGATATTTATTTTTCAATAAAAAAAAGAGAAAATATATTTTCAATTACACGATTAAAAGATAGAAATGGACTTGATGGGATGGTAGCTGAATGTGTTTTGGAAGATAATCATTTAACTCTTACAACAATTCAAAAATGAAAAAAGAATTCGTATTATATGATGAAGCATTAGCTTTGAGAAATTTGGGTTTTAATGAGCCGTGTTTCGCTAATTATTATGCTGGAGATAAAAGTTTAACACCTTATAGAGGATATCCAAATGATGGTGATGAAGATACTCATTTTTCAACTACAATAAATATGGGTTATAGCGATAAATGGGTTACATCTCCACTTTACCAACAAGCATTTAGATGGTTTAGAGAAAAATATAATATGTTATCCCAAATATTTTTACATGACAGAGAAGATGTTAAAACTTGGAAATATGAAATAACAGTTATAGAAAAATATGAAATGAAAGGCAATTCAATTCATTATAATTCTTATGAAGAAGCAGAACTTGCTTGTTTAAGAAAACTAATAGAAATTGTAAAAAATGAAAAATATATATAGAAACGATTGGATTAATATTTACACAGGTTTTGAAAAAACAAGTTTTAGAATTAGTCCAGCATCTTATTTTAGTGATAGAGCACATATGAATTTTACCCCTTCTCTCTTAATCCCTTTAATTGGAATTTTTTTCACCGGTTTTTCATTTTTATCTTTAATATGGATACCTTTTTTAGCTCTTGGATACGGCTCAGTATATTTGGATTTTCCAATTCATTCAGGAATTAATAATTCAGAATATCCTGAATATGGATATTATTGGTATGGAGAAGGAAAATGGAAGTTAAATTCTTTTTGGTGGTGTTGGAAAAGAAAAAAACATTGCTTCTACATGCCATGGAGTTGGGATTGGGTTCGTACCAGCGTTTTAAGAAAAGATAATACTTGGGCACATGAAACTAAAGGAAATTATAAAGATTTTTATCATGACGAATGGAAAAATGTTATCTGGAAAGAATCATATCCTTATACTTATGTTTTAAAAAATGGCGAAATTCAACATAGAATGGCTGAATTAAAAGTAGAAGAAAGAGAATGGCGTTGGAAATGGTTAAAGTGGTCTGTCTTTCCAAATAAAAAAAGAAAAACAATTAGTATTGAATTTAGTTATGCCGGACCACTGGATAGATTTGTTATCTTAGAAAAACGAAATTGCAAAACACTAAATTCAGATAAAGTCACTGGAGAAGTAGGAGAAAGAACAGGTTCTTGGAAAGGTGGAACAATAGGGTGTGGTTATGATATATTGCCTGGAGAAACTCCTTTACAATCTTTAAGAAGAATGGAAAAAGAACGAAAATTTTAAACTTTTTTGATGATTCCTCGTTTAAAACAGTATGAAAAGTAAAAACATCACATCAGAAATCAAGGAAAACGTATTAACAGAAGTAATATCTGCTGTTGATATTATTGATGTTGATGTTAAAAATCCGAATGACGAAGATATTCAATTATATATAAAAACGAATAATCTTAATACTGTAAACCTTGAAAAGCTTTCTGAAATATGTAATAAATTTTCAAATAAAAAAGTAATTGTTAACTTTCAAATACCTGATGAAAAGTTACGAGATGGTAAAACTTTTAAAAATTTAGATACCGTTTGTATTTTTATTACTACGACAGCTGCTGACTTTGAATTTGACCCATCATTGGTTTTTCCATCCTAAACCTTTTTTGTTCTCCGCCTTTAAATTGTACACTCACATCAATAGTGGGAACGTCTGCTGTAACTCTTTTAGTCTTAACTACTTTACCGACTCCTAAGTTTTTATGTAAGAAATTATCTCCAACCTTATAATTTTTAGATTTATCATATAATACACCATGTCTTTCTATGGGTGCTTGTTTCTGGATTTTGCTATAATCAGTTACATCTATAATATTGTCTTTTTCAAATTCATTTTTAATTTCTAATTTACCGACTTCTGTTTTTGTGACAAGTTTTATATCTCTGTTTTTAATGAATTCTTTTGCTTCTTTAAATAATGCATTATTATCTTCGAAAAATGAACTTCCAAATCTTATAAGCTCAATTGTGTTATGATAAATATAAAGATACATATAGGAATAGCCTTTATCTATATCTCTTTCTTTACTGAAAGTTAAAACACTTCTAACTCCTTTATCGTTTAAGACAAATTTTCCCAATTTCATAATAATAAAATCAGTATATTCAAAATCTTTTAAAAAAACTTTTGTTAATTTATTATTTATTAATTCTTTAGCTTTTTGTAAAATCTCTATATCGCTAAATTTATTTTCTGGAATATTTGGTTTTATATTTTTAAATACAAGTTCAAAATATGAGTTAAACTGTTTTCCTTTGTTCGCTTCATCTATCTCTTGATAATTTTCTTTAAGAAGATTTTTAACAAAATTTCTTATATTTTTTTCCTGTGAATTCATTATATAATATTGGCTTTTCCATAAATATTAAAAAATAAATGAAAATAAATTTGCTTTTAGTTAAAACTTTTTATACATTTGTATCGTATTAATAAAAAAACATACTATTTAATAGAGTAAAAATGAAAAACATCACAACATACAACTCACTAAGACAATTATCTTTAGAACAACTGATAGAGGAAAAATCAGTATGGCCGGATAACGTGCGTTTATGAAGTAAAAAATATAAATGTTCAAAAAACCCCGGCTTGAAAAGTTGGGGTTTTTTGTTTTTATGTAGTTCTTTGAAAAAAATGCCTCTGTGGAGAAATTGGAAAACTCATTTGGTTTAAGCCCAAACGCAAATAGCTTGCAGGTTCGACCCCTGTCAGGGGTACTATATAATGGTTGGGTGTCAGAAATGGATATTGAAACAGTTTCCTAAACTGTGACGAAAGTCAATTGCAAGTTCGAATCTTGTCTCGACCACTGTTGTAAAATAAAATGATTGGGTGCCAGAATGGATATTGAAGCAGTTTTCTAAACTGTGGCGAAAGCCAATTGGAGGTTCGAATCCTCTCCCGATCACAGAATAGTTCTTTTAAATAATGCCGGAATGGTGGAATGTAGACACAGCAGATTCAAAATCTGTCGCTGAAATGCGTGAAAGTTCAAATCTTTTTTCCGGTACAAATAGTCAGGTAGCTCAGCGGTCAAGTAGCAGTTGTCTTATACACAAAAGGTCGAGGGTTCAATCCCCTCTCTGACTACAATAAATATAATAAACAATAAAATGGGAAAATTAGAAAAGAAAAAACAAAGACTGCAGGAAAGACTTAAATTCTTACAAGATGAAATGACTTTAGAGTTGACTAAAAAAACGTCATCAACTAAAGAAATAAATCTTCCAGATTATCAAAGAAAAATTGCAGATTTGCAATCGCAATTGCAAAAAATGTAATAAATGCCCCTGTGACATATGCAAACTGGCACAGCTACAAGTTTTAGAAACTTGGTTTTTGCGGATTCGACTTCCGCCAGGGGCACCAAGCCGAAAGAATATTTTATAACTGAAAGAATTTATAAAATTTTTTTCTGAATTAAGTGCACGTAATTTGGATAGGTTTAAGATATATATAGCCCCGTCGTCTAATGGTTAGGACGTGAATTTTTCGAATTCAAAATGCGGTTTCGACTACCGTCGGGGTTACAAGTCAATTAAAAACAACGAGTTTATAAAAATTAGTTAATATTTAAAAGAAAAATGAAAACAATATTCGTACAGCAACAACAACAACAAACTCTGAGTAAGAGTTCTGGAATTGCTATGTCGTAAAGAGAAAAATTTAATACTTACGCGAAAAACCCGGGACACTTAAAAATGTCTCGGGTTTTTTGTTTTATATTTTCACTTCGTCTAACTGGCAGGACACAACATTTTGACTGTTGTAATTGGAGTTCAAATCTCTGAGTGAAAACATATTGCTCTGTCGTCTAATGCAGGATGCCACCCTTTGAAGGTGCGAGATAATAGTTCGAGTCTATTTGGAGCAACATTTTTTTAAAAACAATTTAGTTACTCATCCGTTTAATATAAAATAGTTATCTTTGTGTATAATGGAAAAATTTAATAAATTTACATATAAGCCAGTATTTGATTTAAATGAAATTTTATATAGAAAATTAACAAGAGAAATTTTGGTTGAAAAAATACCTTTTCATATTAAATTGGCTTTACGTTTTGGTTATGAAAGAGAATATAGCACAGCTCTTGAATTTGATAAAAAATGTAATTTTTGTGGTAAAATGACAACAAACATTTTAATTCCATATGTTTTAAACATAAACGATGAATGTTTAGATGTATGTCATATTTGTAACGAATTAATGGTTAGCTGGAAATAACAATGGAAGAATCAACAAAATACTCAAGAACTTTACATTTTCCAATTTCGAAAGGAACAACTTCGGATGACCGGATATTGTCAGAAGGATACTTAGAGCCAATTTCTAAAATGAAATTAATTGCTTCTGAAAAATTAGATGGACAGAATGATTGTTTTAAAAAAGAGGGAGTATTTGCAAGGTCGCATACGGCACCAAGTGCACATCTATGGGATAAACCTATGTGGGATAGATGGGAGCTTATAAAAAATGATTTAAAAGGTCTTGAAATATTTGGAGAGAATATGTATGGAATACATTCTATAGGATATAAAAAACTTGAATCTTTTTTTTATATGTTTGCCGTAAGAGAAAATGGTGTATGGCTCTCTTGGGAAGAAGTTAAGTTTTATGCCGGCATGTTGGATTTTCCTACGGTTCCGGTAATAGAAATTAAGAAACCGTTATCAGAATTTATATCAGATAAAAAATCAGAAGATGACTCTTTAAGAGAATGGTTAAAATCATTTCTTGGTATGAATTGGGAAGAATATACTGACACTCATGGCATGCTTGGAGGTTATGACCCAGAAAATGATAAACCGGCTTGTGAGGGATTTGTTATAAGAAACGTAGAATCATTTAAAACAAATGACGGTATTATTAAAACACAATCAAATGAATTTAATAACATATTCAAACTTGTTAGGGAAAAACACGTTAAAACAGATGAGCATTGGACTAAAACCTGGAAGCCAGCCACTTTGATTAATAGTGAAAAATATAAATGGTATGGTTATGAAAACAATTATAAAACAAAATAATGGAAAATAAAAAAAAATGGGAATTTTCTCACGTAAGTTCTAAAGGAGAAGCAAAGTTTAAAAGATTTACAGAAGAAACTATTGAAAATGTTAAAAAATTTTTAAATGATAAAAATATAAAATTTCTCGTTGTAGAAAGTGCTCATATGATTTTTATTTATATAGGAAATAAAAAGTATCAATATTTTTATACTACTGGAAGATGGGGAGTTAATAAAAAGGGATTACAAAATAAATATTATAGTTGTTGTGGTATTGAAGATTTTTTTGAAAATTTTTTAAAATATGATATTGAAAAAGCAAATAATGTCTGAACACGTAATAAAAACCATTCACAAAATAAGAATAGCTGGCAAACATGCTGAAATTTGGTTTCAGGAAGACTTAGAATCTATTGAAAGTTACCATACTGAAATTGAAAGGTTTTGTATCTTAGAAGGATTTCATGCGTGCATGAAAACTTATCAACTTTTAAATCTTCTTGAAGGAGAAGGAATTTATAGTGATGTTTTAACGAGTGGGCTTAAACACAGAAAAACAGCTTGGAAACGCAGTAAACATGATACACACTGGGAGTTCGTAAGTTTTTTAGGTGAAACAAGAATAGTGCTAATTGAAAAAATAAAATGTCTGATTTAATAAAAACAAAACATTAAATAACGGTTTACCAGCTTTTGGAAATTTATACATATTTATTATAAATTAAATTATGTATAAAAGAAATTGTCCACAATGTCATAAAGAATTAATTCATTCATCTGAAAAAAATTGCAACAGAGCAATTAAGGCAAATAGAGCTTGTAGAACATGTTCAAAAAGAAAACATGATATTGATTTATTTAAAAATTTAAATAGAAATTGTCCTAATTGTGATAATATTATAGTTTATTCACGATTTTCTGATAAAAGAGTAGCTATTAATAATAAAAGTTTATGTAAAAAATGTTCGATTAATGGCGGTAAATTTAAAAAAGAACACAAGTTAAATGATATATATAATAACAGTGAAAATAATCTATCTAAATTATTAGAAGAAACATTTTTAAGTTTTTATTGGCTTGGATTTATAATAGCTGATGGTTCATTAAATAAAAATAAATTCGAATTATGTTTAGCGAAAAAAGATTTAAATCACTTGCAAAAATTTGCTAAATTTATTAATTTTAATAAAGAAATAAAATTTAGAAATAAATCACAATCATATAGAATATCATTTTCAAACAGAATATCAATTCCTGAAATACAAGGAAAATATAATTTAAAAGATAGAAAAACTTATAATCCTATAAATTTCAAACGCATTTCTAAATATAATACTGAATTATTATTATGTTTAATAATAGGAATAATAGATGGAGATGGATGTATATCTAAAAATGGTTCAAAAAATTCTAATAGAATTTCTATAGTTTCTCACAAAAATTGGAAAAAATTTTACATTAAAATTCTAAAAAAAACAAAATTATATAATGATTTTTTTATAAAAGGTGTAAAAAAAACAAATATAATAACTATTAATTTATATAGAAGAAATAAAATATTATTATTAAAAGACATTATCTCAAAATTTAACCTACCTTGTTTAGAAAGAAAATGGAATAAAATTTCAACAAATTTATAAATTAAGCAACAACTTTCAGTTTATTTCGTTTAAAACACCATGGAAACATCAGAAGAAAAATTAGACAGACTAAGAAAAGAAAGAGAGCTTGAAATACTTAAAAAAAAGTATAAGGATGAAGAATTCTATCTTGATGAAAAAGGAGGGCTTTCAAGATATGGTTGGGGAGAGAACATTCTTTATGTTGGAATGATTGTTAGAGTTAAAAAACCTGATAACACTTTTAGAAAAGGAGAAATTGAATATATAAAAACAGAAAATGGTTTTCCTAAAATAGGCGTTGTTTGCGGAAAAAATAAAGTTAAATTTGAAAAAAAGTGGGGAGAAGTTTTTGAAGATAAAAGAATAGAAGATTTTATTGCTTGGGAGAACCTTGAAGTTCCAGAAAGATTAAAGAAAATGGATACTGTAAGATTGTTAACGGAATTCAGGAAAAGAAAAAGATACTTACGTAATACAGATGAAGAATTAGTTTTTAAAAAAGAACTTTATCTTCGCGAACATATAGGACAAACAAATGCTCCTATGCAAAAAAAGATAAGACAAAATAAAGCAAAAACAAAAAATGATAAACGCCACTAATATTTTTTTTAAAAGAACAAAAGAATTAATGAAAGAGAAAGGATTATCTCCTTTAAACTACGTTGTTTGTTTTGTTTGTACAGAAATAGAGGCAGGAAAATCAGAAGTTGGATTAAATATTTTAATTGTTCCTATTGAAGAATTTGAAAAAGATGGGAAAAAATTACCATTTAAAAGTTTTAGTTTTTATAAAAAAAGTGGATGTCTTATTGCAAGTGAGGTAGGAAGTTTTTTTCATTTGATAAATACAAGAGTAACAATAGGGAAAGAAGGCCAAATGGTTTTTTTAAAAGCGCCTAAAAAAGGCCGGAATTCAATTTGCTGGTTTATTGGAAGGTGCCTTCTTGAACACATTAAAAATGAAAAGCTTACAAAAAGAGAATTGGCAAGAAATTTAAAAATGTCAGTTAATAAATTGAATTTAATTTTTAAAGGAGGAACTCAAGCTGTTACTCTTTCCGAAATGATTCAAATAAGTCTTGAATTTGAAGGAAAAAATAAAGTTTCAAAATATAAAGTATTGTTTGAAAAATATCCAGAAAAAAGAATTAAAAAAGTTGAAGAGTGTGAATTTTAAATTGTAATTTTGCAATTAATGACTCCATAGCTCAGCTGGATAGAACACAAGTTGATTCGAATTCAACTGGGGTCACATAATTTAACTATGGAAATAATTTATCATATATTAGGATTTTGTCCGGATGCACATTCTCATTTTGATTTAGCTGATTTATTTATAACATGGGAATCTTTTATGTTATCTATTTCTCGCTTGTCATTATTTTTTGTTAAATTGAAGTTCTCTATAATAAAATTTTTTAAATAATGAGAAAAAATAGAGAAGAGATTTTTAATCAACTTAGAGAAGAATTTCCTGAAATATTTAAAAATGGAATAATGCATACAAATTTAATTTCAGATGCATTACGAAAATTAGAAGAACAAGATGCGGAATTTCCTGTTAGATATGTTCTTGTTGAAAAAGTCAGAAATCTTACCGGAAGAAAAATGAAATTATTAAAAATATTTAATCAATTAAATGGACATGTCTAAAATGATGTGGCAATAATCTTATTTTTACTTTTTTCTTTATATTTATGTATAAAGAGATATGTATATTAAAGAATTTGAAGAATTAGAAATAGAACTACCTAATAGTTGCCGACTTAGTGATTGGACTAAAAAATTAGGTTATTGTCCAGAATTAAATACACCAATTAAAGTTCATTGGGCATTACTAAAAACAACAAGATTTAGAACTTTAAAATTAACATTAAAATGTGATGATTGCGATGCGGTTCATAATAGAAGAATACGTGATTTAGATTCAAAAAAAACCATTCACTATTGTAATAAATGTTTTAATAAAGGTAAAAGAAATGGTATGTATGGAGTTCCTCCTAATGAAAATTTTAAATTAGCAGCAAAAAAACTTCTTGAGGAAAAAGGAAATCCATTTACATGGGAAACATCGAAAGAAAAAATAAAAAAAGCAAATGGCTGGGCTAAAATAGCAATACTTAATACTGGCAAAAAAAGAACACAAGAAACAAAAGATAAGTTAAGCAAAGCAACATTATTATCTTATAAAGAAGGAAGGCAAAAACCAGGAAAAAGATGGGGTAAAATATTTACAAAACAATATAAAGAAATTGATTATCAAAGTTCTTATGAATTGAAATTTTTGTTATATGTTGAAAGTTTTAATTTATTAAATTTAATAGAACGTGGTCCAATAATAAACTATAATGATGCAAATGGAAAAACACATTCTTATTTTTCTGATTTTACAATAAAAAATAGTAATATTGTTTTTGAGATAAAATCTACATATATTTGGGAAAATAATTTAGAAATAAATTTATTAAAAAAAGAAGCCGCAGAAAAAGAATATGATTATATTTTAGTAATGGATAATAGATTTAAAAATGTGAAAAAAATACTTGAAAATTACATACTATGAAAAAACCTAATGCTCTATTTATTGGACGTTTTCAGCCTTGCTCCCTCGCTCACCAATGGCTGTTCGAGCAAAAATTAAATAAAGGAATTCCGGTGTTAATAGCAATAAGAGATATTGTTCCGGATGAAAAAAACCCATTATCTGCGGAGCAGGTTAAATTTTTATGGGAAAAAATTTATGAAGGTCAAAATGTTGCCGTTATTATAATTCCAGATATAGAATCTGTAAATTGGGGCAGAACAGTTGGATATGAAACAAATATGTACACGCCACCTGAAACTATTGCTAATATCAGCGCCACTCAGATAAGAAACTTCATTAAAAGTGGCTCAGATGAATGGAAGTCAATGGTGAATGAAAAAATTCATTCAGATATAGCTGAATTGTTAAAATAACAGTTTGTTATTTACCTTTTTTCTTTGATATATTTTTCCACATAGCTGCACCGGCAACTGCTTTTGGATCTTTAGCACCTGATTCTTTAGCTTTCTTTTCAATCTCTTTAAATTCTTTTCCTTTTTTACAAACATCTTCACCGGCTTTAGCTTTTTTAACTACAGTTGATTTTTCTTTCTTAGTAAGTACTGCAGAAGGTTTTTTCTTTGCTTCATTAAGATTATTTTCTGCGGTCATTTGTCTGTCAACTTCTTCTCTTACAAGTTTCTTTAAATTGCTAATTGTCATTTTAGTTCCCATTTTGTTGTTTTTAGATTGTTATAGTAAATAGCAAAAATATTGCAACAATCTAACTCATTTACCGTTTAATTTAATAAAACAAACAATATGAAAACTAAATCATTTATTTTAATTACATCTGTTTTAGCAATAGCTTTAAGCTCTTGCAAAAATAAAGAAAACCATATTGAAACTTCTATTATTAAGACAGTGGTTAAGAACGGACCGGTAACTAATACAGATTTAGAAATCAAACAATACTCAAATCCAGTATTGGTTTACGGCTCTTCATTTGGAAATTATTTCCAAGCCTTGTATAAAATTGGAAAATTTGATGATATGCTAAAATTCACAAGTTCCGGTTCTATTAAAAAATATGGAACAGTAAATATTCGTAAAATGTACGAAACTATGGAATTTGCTTATACTATAAAATTAAAATCTAAAACTGGTACCGATACTGTTGTTTTAAATTATGAAGCAATTATTTATGCTACAAAAAACATGATTAGAATACCGGTTGTTATAGAAAACGATACAGTAAAAATTGTTCTTCAGAGTTTAAATGGTTTAAATTAAACTGTAAATTGATTAAAAATTGCGTTAAGCTCCACCTCAATTTCGGACAAAATAAATGCCACTTCATCCATCGTTAATTTTCCTGATATTGAAGTTGATTTTTGTCCATTGCTGTACATTATCATATTTATGTTTGTACCATTATTAATCATTCCTCCAGCAAGCCCTGGTCTCATAAATTATTATCAATATTTTGAGTTTGTGTGGCTCCACTTTCTATAATAGAAGGAATTGTACAATTTGCATTAATCTGTGATGGTTTATCTGTTCCAGTTTGACTATATGTAATATTTATTTGCGAACCTTGAATTGTGCCATTTATCACGCAAGATGATGTTACTACTTTTGAAATTGTTTCCATATTTTATCTTTAACTATAAATATGTTAAAAAATCAATTTAATCATTTTTTATTTCCATTTCATACCGAAATTTGCCACAGTCCCAGATTCTATCATAACCAAGTTCTTGCATCATTTCCCATTCGGTTTTATCCGGATTATAAACTTCTGGAAATTTTTTCTTTATAGAGTTTTTTCCGAAACCGAATTTGTGTAGTCTTCTATTCCTCGATACTTTTGGATTGAAATATTTATAATCCGGCCCGATTATTTCCTTACAAATAAATCCAAGTTTAGTATATAAATTTTCATCGTTTATTGTTGTGGTTTTATCTGCAAAGCTTATTATTTTTTTAGGATTATTATTTTTAATAAAATATTTCAGTAACTTACTAGCAATACCTGGAATTCTGCAATCTATTTTTGTCGCAAATCTTTTTAATTCACACTCTCCTTCAACTATATTTTTTATAGACATGTGTCTATTTGAATCAAAAGTCATAACAGCAACTAAATCATCGTTATTATAAGCTCCTAAATGAATGTTTGACATATCTTCTCCTTGAATGTGATTTTTGTTTAAAAATTCATTTTTTAAAGTAGGGTTTATTTCTTTAATAATACATTTTCTTGCGTGAATGATGATGTTTTTATTTAAACCAAGTAAGTGTCTAAGTTTGGATTTTACTATATCTTTTTTTTGAATCCAATCATCTTCAAAAATATGTATTAATAAATAACCATTTTCATTAGTTTGTTTAGTTTTATTTAAATGATAGCTACGAGATTTTTTACCATATATCTCTGAATGATATAGTAAACCATTATATTCGATGGCTATTTTTTTGTCAGGAATTAAAATATCTAATTCAATTCCTTTTAATAAACTTTTATTATTCACTTCATAATTTAATCCTAATTCAAATAAAAAATCATTAATTTCTTTATGTCCAGATGATGTAAAATTACTTTTAATAAATTTTAAATTTTCTTCATATTGTTTTATACAATTTTGTCTAGCAAATTCACTTAATGTTTCAGTCGAAAAATTGAGTTTATATTCAAATAATGAAAGATTATGAGTTTTTAAGTGACTATTGGTAATTTTTTTTAATTTCTCATTACACACTTTACAAATAATATAGTTATCTTCTGAGGAATTTATAAAATCTTTTAGCTCTTTTTTATTAAAAAATGTATTAAATAGATTTTTTTCTTCTGGATATTCTTCAACATACTGTATAATATCTTTGTTGTGTTTATCTTTTAAATGCAACGTGTATTGACCGCTTTTATTATCTAAATCAACAGTTGTCCAATCACAATATTTACATTTTTTAATTTCTTTGTCTACTGTTTCAAAAACGTCAAAAAATTGCATATGCCACATTTGACCATTTTTTTTTAGAAACTGTCTTCTTAAAAATGAGGTTGGAACATTTATATTTAAGCTATTAAGATGTTCTGCTATACATCCGCTTTTATTTTCTAAGTCTCCAAATTCTTTACCGGTTGTTTTACATCGTATTTTTTTCATACTTGTAAATATATAACAAATTTTCAAAATTCCAAACTTTGGAGTTAAATAATATTAAATAAAAAATCCAGCTCACTTAGTGGCTGGATTTTTTATTCTATCCTTATTCAGGTATTACTCAGTTTTATGAGTAAACTTGTGCGTAAGTATTCAAGTTATCTAAGATGATAACACCATAGAAACGGTTGTTAATCATTTTCTTCGCGTAACGTGTCATGATTCCTTTTCTTGGAGTAAAGTCGTTCGGATCATAGATAGTAGCAGTCAACTGAAGAGGAATATACGGTGCGTACACGTAACCAGCTTCAAGGAAAGTATTACCTTTGTGTCCTAAAAGAACGATTTGTGCAGGCATGTATGGGTCTTTGTAAACTACATATCTGTTTCCAAGGCTACCAATTTTTTCAACACCTAAGTTGTATTTTTCTGTTTCTGGAGAAGCAGAAGAATCTACGTGGAAATATTCCAAGTCATCAAAAATTGCACCAGCTTCTGCAGAGCAGATTATCCAATTAGCACCACCACGTAATGTAGCTTTGTGAATTTGAGCAGAAAGCTCATTAATTCTAGTGATAAGAGTTTGGTTCCAGTCTTTTTGAGTACCGAAGAAATTTGCATTATTTTTCAAACCTGCATAATCCCAACGAGCTTCAAATAAAGCACCTTGTACAAGGTCTCTGATGATTTCACGGTCAATTTCCGCTGCAATTTCTTCTGAAAGAAGAGCTGTTAACTCAGCTTCAGCATCGATAGAGTGGTAAGCTTCTAAATCTTGAGCTAACTCTGGTGTCCAGTGTGCTCTCATTTTTCTTGTAGAAGTATTAACTGTTACAGAAGAAAAACGAATTGTAAGTTCAGTCATTTCTGACTTAGCCTCAAGGTCATTATAAACTTCAAAACTTGGAATAAAACTAAAGTCTTGCAATAATGCAGTGTTAAAACTTGCACCATAAACACCTGCAGGACGAACGTCAAGAACTATTCCAGCAGCAGGAGTTGCTCCAGCACCATTTAATTCAAATTGATTTTGACCCCATCTTTGAAGGGAAGAATAATATCTAATACTACTACCTGCAGCTACAACGGTTGAACCATTATAAACAACAGCTGTTACAGCAGACATAATTAAAGAAGAAGATGATTGTGCTTTATTTACATCAAATGATGTACCAAGGGTAACACCTGTTTCAATTAAACCTGTAGTTGTACTACCAGAACCTACAGTCATAACAGTTCCGTAAGCAGTAGTTGCAGTTCCAAAAGATGCATCATAACCTCTGTTATCATAAAATCTTTCATATGCAGAATCGTTGCCAAATGTTGATCCAGCTTGACCGTTAGCAGTGTTTTGAGGTGCTACTTTAGTAGTGGAAACTCTTGCATCCATATAGAATAACAAACCAGAAGGTAAAGCCAAAGGCTGTACAGAAACGATTTCGTTAGCTAATAGACGAGAAAAAATTCTACGTACCATTGGGAAAGCAACTGTGTCAAAACGACCAGCAGATGAATCAAGTGTAACCTCATTCAACATGTGAGAAGCTTGGTTCTCAAGTAACTGTGCAATACTTTGTTTCTTGCCAGCATTTAATCCTTCAAGTAAACCTGAGTTTTCCCAGTTCTTGATGATTGTTTTTCTTTGTTCGGACAAATTTCTAAGAGTTGTTAGACCAACTTGTCCTGAATTTAATAATTCACTCATTTTTTTAGTTTTTTTAATTTATAAGTTTATTCTTCACTATTTTTAACTATTCCAGCAAGTCTTTTCATTCTTATCATCTCATCACTTTCGAAAAGCGTTTTAGAGTTTGAAGGTTTTATTACTGCCGGATTTACAGATTTTAATTTTGCAACAGATGGAGTTTTTGCTGATTTTGAAACTTTCATTTCGTTAAGGAAATTGTTATAGAGTTTTTTTGCCTCTTCGATAGTTTCTACACTATCAAATTCCTCAGCGATTTTCATTTTCTCATCATTTGTAAGACCACCGTTAGTGAATAGCTTGTTGGCATAAGCCAATTTTGCGTTGAAAATCTGTACTTCGTTTATTTGTTTTCTCAAAACAATGAAAGAGTCTTTATATTCTTTAATTGTTTGTTTTAAACTTTCGTTTTCCTGACTTAGCCCGTCGAATTTCGACACATATTGAGCTTTTATTTTTTTAATACTTTCATTAATTTCATTTCTTTGTTCAACTCCTTGTTTTGGAAGTTTACCAAGTGTATTTGTATGCTTTAGGTTATGACCAACACCGTGAATTTCTTCTACTGATGTATTATCTTCTTCAACATCTTCATCAACTATTTCTAATTCATTAAACATTTCCATTACAGAATCATCATTTAAATCAGACATATCCTCTTCTTCTAATTCGTACTCTACCATTTCTTCATCTAATTCACAATCATCTTCTACTTCATAAACAACTTCATCCATTTCACCAAATTCTTCATCTAATTCATATTCTTCTTCTTGAACAGGTGTTTGAATTTCTGGAGCTGGAGCTTCAGGAGCAGGTGTTTCTTCTGGAGTAATTTCTGATTCAGATTCATCATCTACAATAGAAACATTTCCTTCACTATCTCCTTGTTCAGAAGATTCTTCTGATGAAATAGCATCAATTTTAGCATCCATATCTTTAAGCATTTGAGAAATACTTTCTAAAGACACAGGTTCTTCTGTTGGTGTTTCATCAACTGGTGCAGTTGCATCAGGAGTTGGAGTCGGAGCTTCTGCAGGTGTACCAGCATTTGGCAAAGTTGCATCTTCCTCATTTAGACCTTCGATTTCAAAGATATCGCTCATATTTTCTTCGTTATTTATTGTTTCTTCTGAATTATCATCAGATATTTCATTTTCTATTTCTGTTTCAGAAGAGTTCTCAATTTCACTTGTTTCACCTTCTGGCATTTTTATAGTAAGTTCAGCACCTGCTGGAATTTCTAAATTCATTCCTTCGTTTAAAGAACTATTTTCTAATTCTTTAAGAGCTTCATTCGTGATTTGTTTAATTTTTGGCGCCATCTCTTCTTCAAGAGCTTTTCTTGCTTTTTCTGTTGCAAACTTTTCTATATCTCGAACTTCGAGTATTGCTTGCTGTATTAAACTTTTTTTTATGCTCATTTTTTTTATTGAATTAAAAAAGCGCTTATTTCAACATAAATAGTTGATAAAAAAGCAAATTCCACTTTATTTGTTATTTTGTCCAAAATTTTTGTCCGAAAATGTCAGATAATTTTTTATTTTTTATAAAATTTGAAGCAGACTCTACGTCTTCAGCTCTTAATGTTTTAAAACTATTATTAGTAATTTTTTTCAATCCTATCTTTTCTACACCTTCTTTGAACATATATGCTCCAGGTGTTGATGGCGATGAAACAAAATCAAAAGCAATTAATTCAAAATCTTCTTGAACAACGTCATCGCCTTGATGACTTTTTACAGAACCAACTCCTCTTGATGAGATACCAAGCATAACTCCGCTTCTTAATAAACCTTTTAAAATATTTCCAGAAGGAGTATCTATAATTTCTACTTCTCCATATAAAGTTTCTCCCTCCCACCATATTTTTGTAACTAAGTGAGAAACATTAGATAATGAAACAACTGCTGAATCTGGATGATCTAATTCTCCAAGCGCTCTTCTTTCTTTTACAAGTTGATTATATTTATCAGCTTCTCTTTTAAGAATTTCTAATGGATATTTTCTTCCGTTTTTATTGGTGGTATTTCCTTTTTGAAGTATGCCCTTTAAAACAATAGGCATATGCTTATCTTCTGCTTCTCTTATTAAAGAAGCATCCGGATTGAAAGCATAAAATTCACTTATAATATATTTACCTTCGTTTGACATTATTATTTTTTCTTCTAAATAGTTTAGAAAAAATAAAAGCACCACGATTGTGGTGCTTTAGTTGTTGAATATATTAGTATTATTAAGTTATTGTGAAGCAGTTACATCGTCTATAGTAATTTCTCCGTTTAAAACTTTTTCTGTATTTAGGTCTTCTATTTCTGAAAATTCTATTTCACAGAATGTACCGCAATCAGGTAATATTGGTGATTCATGTCTTCCTTCTTCTGGAAGTAATTCATCTAAAAATTTATTTTTTATACAACTTCTTCCAATTTTTCGCTCTAGTTTTGCCATTCTATCGAAATCTTCTGGAAAATGTGTTCTAATCAAATTGGCATATCCTTTTCCTCCTTTAACACACATTTTACAATTATTATTATGAAAACCCAGCGTATACATAGTTGGTAATGCTATTCCAGCATTTAATAATATACCGGCACATTGTTCTTTGGTTAATTTAGATTCTATTAAAGGAAAAATTGGACTTGTATGTGGATATTGTTGCGAAAAACGAATAGCTCTATTTATTTCTTTTTTTGCAAATTCAAATCCAAAAACCTGATGTTCATATTTTATTTCTTTTTCTACTGCTACTCGAACATCTTTTTTTAATTCTTTTGTACATCTGGCACCACCCGGACCATTAACGTATCTTGTTTTTTCTATAACATCAAATTGGTCTTTATATTTTTTTGAGCGCCTACGTTCTATTTTAACTCCAATCCATTTTTCAGATTCTAAAATAAATCTTTCATTATCTTCGTGAGCAGAGTCAATTTCAAAATATATTAATACAACATTATCTTTACCATATTTATCAACAGTCATCTTACATGCTACAGCACTTGTTATACCACAACTAAACCATCCTATTATTTTTTTATTTTCCATTATTTGTTTTTGTGTATACTGAACCCTAATTTGCTTTTCAACAAATCTGTATTAGCTATTATTTTCGATATTTCCATCATTTCCATAAACAATTCGTTATCCACCCTATCTTTTAGAGAATAATCTATTTCTTTATTTAAGCAATTTGCGGTATGAAGACTAATTTCAATGGATGTGAAACTTTTTTTAGAATTATAATTTAAATTATCAGGAAATTCAGCAATAAAAATATTGTCATAATAAAGTGGGAAAATCCTATTATTTTCAAGCATTGGTTTTAAATCAACTTTATATATATCTTTTAATTCTTTTGAATATCTTCTTGAAATAATTCTGTCAAATCCTTCGACATCTTCTTTATCTTTAATATCAACCCAAAATGTAGCATTAATATATACTGTGTGTGGTCTATTTTTATCTTCGGCAGTTCCTAATTTAAAGACAACATTTGGATTTCCAAATCTCGTCCCGTCTATTTTTATCTCTCTTCCGGGTCTTCCGCTTTTTGTGATTATTTTTTTTGCTACTTCTTGTTCATTCATTATTTTTTAGGTTCGACATTTAATTATCTAATCATTGACAAATCTAAATGGTTTTTTTCAAAAAGTCAACACGAATAATTAAATGCTATAAAATGATATTTCTATTTCTTTTCTTGCTTCACTTATTTCAACTTCATAAGCTCCAATATGTCTTTTCCCAGAAGTTCTGTGAATCATTAATTTAAAATTATCTTTTGGAATTCCATCTTTAATGTATGCAACTGTTTCATGCCTTGTTTCTTCAGTTTCGTTATTAATTACAACACGATTAACAACAAAATCACTTACATCGATTATTATCCCTTCTAATCCCCATCTTCTAATTTCTAATTCTAAGGTAAATTTTATAGTTCCAGCAGCACTATCAACTGTTTCATTTGGTCTTCCAATTAAATCATATATATTAACATCTTTAATTGTATCAACAAAAGAGTCTTTTCCTTGACCAAAATCTTCTGATAATATTTTTTGAATATGTTTCCTAATTTTTTTATTTGAGTCCATTTGCTATAAATATGAATTGTTTTATTATATTTGTAAAAAACAAAATATAATGGAAAGATGTAGTTGTAAAAATGATGGATGTTTACATAGAAAACCTATGGTACACTTGCATTTACATAGTTCGTATAGCTTACTCGATGGTTCCGCGAAGATAGACGATTACGTAAGTTTAGCGAAGGATTACCATCATCCTGCTATAACTTTAATTGACCACGGTCATGCATCTGGTACATTTGAATTTTATAATAAATGTAAAGCTGCTGGAATTAAGCCGATAATTGGAATGGAAGCTTATCTGAATGATGAAATGGATAAACATGAAGAAAAATCCTATGAGGGGAAAGATACTCATCAATCAATTATTATAATGAATAAAGAAGGGTTTGTTAATTTAAATAAATTAACTTATCGTTCTTTCACAGAAGGGTATTATCGTAGGGGCAGAATAACAACAGAATGGCTTATTGAGAATAAGTCCGGACTTTTGATTACGAGCAGTTGTATGGCCAGTAAAATGGCAAGGTTAATAGAAGAAGGCAAGGAACAAGAAGCAGAAGAAAGAATAAAACTTTTAATGCGAGAATTTGGAAACAATTTTGTGGCAGAATTACAATTTAATGAAATCCCTCAACAAAAAAAATATAATCATTTTATTTTAAGAATGATTAAAAAATATTCATTAACACCAATACTTACAGGTGATGTTCACTATTCGAGTCCTGAAAATAATCGTTTACAGGATGTGATTATTTCCATTAATCAACATAAGTCTGTAGATGACCCTACAGCATTTAAACTTCAAGCACGACATCTGTATTATTCTAATAGAGATGATTTTTATAAAATGAATAAAGAATTTGGATATAATTATCCGGATAAATTTATTGAAGAATGTTTAGATAACACTTTAAAAGTTGCTGATAAATGTAATTTTGAGTTTGAAACGGATGTAGAGAAATTTCCAAAATACGAGCCAACACCGGATGTTATTGAGTATTTTAAAGAAACAGGAACTAAGGAAATAATAACAAAACTTGCACATGCAAAATTAAAACAAAAATTAAACATTTATAAAAAAAATGGTTTAGTAAAAATTGATGATGAAGTTATTCAAAAATATAAGGACAGGCTTGATTACGAACTAAAAGTAATTGACGATAAAAAAGTGTCTGATTATTTTATGGTTGTTTGGGAATTAATTAAGTTTTGTAAGGAAAATGATATAGCCACAGGACCTGGAAGAGGATGTTTTTTGCCAGGAAGTAGAGTAAAAATGTCTAATGGATTATATTCTTCTATAGAAATAATAGATATAGGAGAAGAAGTGATAGATGCTTATGGAAATAAGCAAACAGTAATAGATGTTTTGTCTTATGACATAGAAGAAGATATTGTTGAATTAGAATTTGAAAACAAAATAAAAATAAGATGCACATTAGACCATGAGTTTCTAACAAGTAATAGAAGTTGGGTTAAAGCAAATGATTTAACTAATGAAGATGAAATTATGGAAGTAGATTATTTACCGACTTAGTCCAATAAGGATTTTTTTTGACTATTTACAGTAAATATAAAGTCATGAAAAAAGAAATAACAAAAGAACAAAAAGAAATATTAAATGTCATTATTAATAAAAATGGATTTTTAACAAAAAATGAAATATTAAAATTTTCCAAAGAATTTAATATTAACTTAAAATTATTTAGAAAATTATTAAAAGAAAGTAAAATTCCATTTAAAAATAGAGATTTAGAAAATTTATTAAATGCCTATGATATAAAGTCTATAAATAACAGAATAGAATTAAGTGATTTTATTGCTTTAGGAGAATGGAAAATAGAAGCGTTTAAAAGTTCCAAAATGAAAATAACTTTTTGTTGTGAAGCTTGTAATAAAAAAAGTGAATTAGCATGTAGAAATATTATAAAAAGAGATTATTTTTCACTCGAACCAATTTGTAATAAATGCATAAATAAAAAAGTAACATCATCTCTTAATTGGTTAAAAAATACTTCTGTTGCACAAAAAATATGTAAAAATAGACCAGAATTCAAAGAAAATCAAAGCAAAAAAATGATAGAAGTTTGGAAAAAAGATGGTTATAAAGAAAATCAGAGTAATAAAATGTTGGAAAAATGGCAAGATGAAAATTATAGACAAAATATTTTGGATGCTGTTTTTGAAAAATATGGAGTTTATAGTGTTATGCAAAATGAAAAAATTTTTTCAAAATCACAAAAAAATAGCTTTAAATTTAAAGAATATATAATGCCAAGTGGAAAAATTATAAAACTGCAAGGGTATGAAAATAAGGCTTTAGATATTTTATTAAAAGAATTTAAAGAAGAAGATTTGATAATTGGCAATAAAAACATACAAAATAAAATAGGAAAAATATTTTATACAGACATAGATAACATTGTAAGAAGATATTTTCCAGATATATACATTATCTCAATAAATAAAATAATTGAAGTAAAATCCACTTGGATATATAATAAATGTAAAATTAATAACGATTTTAAGAAACAAGAATGTTTGGATAGAGGATTTAATTTTGATTTTATGATTTTCCTACACAAAATGACACTTGAATATGTAAAAACATTATAATAATATGAAATTAAAATCAAAAAATATAATTAAATATAAAGGTAGAGTTCACGATTTAACAGTAGAAAATTCTCACTCTTACAATGTTGAAAGTTTAGGAGTTCATAATTCTGCATCTGGTTGTTTATTATCATACTGTCTTGATATAACAAAAATAGACCCTCTTCGTTTTGGTTTATATTTTGAAAGATTTTTAAACACAAAAAGGAAATCGATTCCTGATATCGATATCGATTTTGAAACAGGTTCAGATGCAAAAACATTACAATTTTTGTATGATAAATATGGAAAAGAAAGAGTTATACCGGTAATTACTTTTGGCACTTTTAATGAAAAAGGATGTATAAAAGATGTGGTTAAAGCTCTCGGAGGGGAATCTGGGTTTGAGTCAGATGTTTTTGCTGTAACAAGAGAAATGCCAACGAAACCGACTTGGGATATTTCTTTACAAGAATGGTTCGAAACATGGCCAAATGACCCACAGTGCTCAGAAAGAGTTAAAAACTGGTTAACTTCTCCAGATAATGCAGAAATATTAAGTATTACTCTAAAACTTCAAGGACAAATAAGGAATTTAGGAAAGCATGCTGCTGGTATTGTTATTACGCCCGGACCAGTTTGGGATTATATGCCAGTTAATATTTGTAAAGGTCAAATAGTTTCAGGTTATCAAGAATCTGGAAGTGGAAAGGATTTATCTTCTCTTGGTATTTTAAAATTAGACAGATTAAATTTAACTACTCTTAATGTTATAAAATCAGCAATAAAACTTGTAAAAGAAAACAAAGGAATAGACATACAGGAGCAAGTTGATTATGTGAATCTTGAAGACCCAAATCTTTTTATAGAACTTAGAATGGGTAATAATCAAGGGATTTTTCAATTTGAATCTGAGGGAATGAATGCTTTAATAAAAGGAATTCAGATTGAAACATTTGAAGAATTAACAGCAGCAAATTCATTATATAGACCTGGAAGTCTTGGAATGGGAGCTCATATTGAATTTATACAAAATAAATTCAATCCAGAAAAAAAAACATATGTACATGAACTTTTAGCTCCATTATTAGAAGAAACTAATGGTGTACTAATTTATCAAGAACAACTAATGTTTATTGCTAAGGAAATTGGTGGAATGGATGAAGGAGATGGTGATAACTTAAGAAAATATATGGACTCAGCTAGTAAAATAATTGCAAAAAAATTACGTGGAGACATATTAACAGAAGATGAATTAAAAAATAAAAATTATAAAAATTATATTGATTTGTGGAAAAAATTCATAGACGGAGCAAAAACAAAGGGTTTATCTGAAGAAGAAGTAACTAAAATAGAAGACTGGTTAATTAAATATTTGGGATATTCGTTCAATAAATCACATGCAACTTCATATAGCTACATAGCTATGCAAACCCTTTTTTTAAAACACTATTATCCGACTGAATTCTATACAGCACTTTTAAATCACCCTAAAAGTAATAGCGATAAAGAAAAAGAAAAACAATGGTTACAAGCTGCACTTCTTTCTGCTATGTCTAAAGGGATTGAAATTGCCCCTCCTGTAAGAAAATCTAATTGGGAATGGACATCAATTGAAAATAAAAAAATTGCAATGGGATTTTCTGGAATAAATGGAATGGGAGATATTGCATTTAAAGAATTAAAAGCCAAAAATATAGGAACGTTAACGAGGGATGAGTTTTTCTCGGTACCTTTTAAAAAATTTAATAAAGGCAGTTTTGAAGCGTGTTTAAAAGCTGGACTATTTGATGATTGGTCACCATCCAGAGAGGAAATTATGGCATGGAGAACTGCGAAAGTAAAAAACGTTATGCAATTAGATATATTTGGAAATTTTGGAATGGATTCTGTTACTGTTTATAAGAAATTTAATAAAACTCCAGATGATATAAAGCAAAAAGAATTTTTAGAAGTTTGTAATCTTGATCTCGGTTTACTCAAAAAACTGCATGAACTCAGAGATGCTTTTGTTGAAGAATATGGAGTAGCGTTAGAGCCGGTAACAAATTTTGATAATCCTATTAATTATTATTATTTCTGTTTAAATAATGTAGAACAAAAATTAACTAAAACAGGAAGAAAAATGTATGTATTACACTTATCCGATGGGGCTACAGTTAAAAAAGTTATTATGTGGGATAATATGTATAAAAAACTTGAGTCAAAGCTTAAGAATAATAGTGTTTATGTGACTAAATTTAAAAAAGAAAAAGGATGGTTATCTTTTGATGGAAGTGCTGAATTTAGAAAAGTGTTTTAAAATGTTACGATTTTACTTCCGAATTTTTATTTAATGTTTGTGCAATTGTTGTAACATATTCTAAGATTTTTATTTTTTTATCATCATCTATTATAATATCTATTTCCATACCACACTCTCTTACGGATTGCCATTTTGCTTCATTTTTCAGTCCTTTTTTAATATCTTTCCCTTTACTATCATATGTCCATACTGACTTTATTTCAATTATTCTTTCTTTAAACAAAAAATCAGAATAATATGTAGTAATTTTATTTTCCCATTTATATTTGAAACTTGGACCTCTTTTAATTTCATTTAACAGTCCTGCATTTTCCATTAGTTCTAAAAAATATAATTCATATTTACCTTGATAATTTAAAGAGGTATCTTTGTATTTATACATTTTAAAGCCATTTTTCTGACTTCTCTCGAAAATATTTTGATTATGCATGACATTTTCTACTCCATATCTTTCTATGTTTGTTATTTTACTTTTATTATGCTTAACACAAGATGCGTCCGCACATTTTTTAGAACAATATATTCCAAGTTTTGACGAATTTGACCAAGAAACTGGATTTTTTTCACATGTTAAACACTTAGGAAACTCTTTTATGTTTTTGGAAATTAATAAACTTCTGCCAACCATAGATATTTTATTTGGAAAATTTTTGGTCATTTCTAAAATTTTATCTTTTAAATCAAGACGGAATTTTTCTGTAAAAAAATTAAGAACATTTTCATGAATATGATTTTTGCCGTTAATAATAAAAGTGTTAATAAATAACTTAACTTCATCAAAAGTTTGAATTTTATAAGATATGGAATAAAATAATTTTATTATATCTATATCATAATTATTGTGACCAAACATAAAGTTTTTACGATGTCGCAAAAAATTAAATTTAAATTCCGGGTTTTGTTTTTTGTATTTATTGAACTTTTTTTGAGAAAAATTATATAATTTATTTTTTAAAATAATATCAACAATCTCTGAAATATTCATAATTTTAAATGATGATAATGTTTTTAATTTGGTTATATTTATTTTATTCTGCGTTTCTTTTAATTGTAAAACATTTTCAACTCCATATTTTTCAATACAGGTTTCTTTAGCCTGCTCTCTATTGTTGTAATTTTCATCTCCAAAATTTTCTAATTTTGTTTGTTTAACTTTATCTGCAAATCCAGGTATATGAGATATGTGATTAACTCCATATTTATTTATAATAGTTACTTTGCTTTTTTCTGTATTAGTATAATGTCCATTGTTATATAATTTTAGTTTAGTGTCAAACGTTTTTTGTGCCCTGCCATCAGAATTATAAGCACATTCCTTAGAACAGTATATTCCTATCTTTGATTGAAAATAATATACTGGTTTAATTCCGCAATGCAAACATGTAGGAAATGTTTTTATATTTTGAATTATCATCGAACATCTTACAACATTAACAATATCAGATGGATAATTATTTGTGAATTTAATTATTTGAGGTAAAATTTTTTCATTAATTTTTGAAATTAATGTTAACTTTTCGAAACTCACATCTCTTTTTTTGTTTGTTAAAAATTTTTTTATAAAAATCTGTAAATCTTCAAATGTTTCTAAAGAATAATTCAATGAATTTATAACATAAATATAATCATATGCACCATGATTTTTAAAACAATTTAAGTCAATAAATATTTTTCTTAATGATTTATGAAATTCTTTATTAAGCAAAGTGTATTGTTTAACTTCTTTTTTATTTAATTTATCTAAATTTTCTATTGATATTTTTTGTGCTAATTCCTGTATGTCCATTCTGTGTTTTGAGTTTAAATTATTTCCTTATCAATGGTATCTAAAATAAAATCTCTTATGTGTTTTGAAAACTTAATTTTGTTTTTTTTACAAATGTTAAAATAATCATTTTTAATTGTTTCTTCCAGTCGTATCTGAATGTGTTTGTTTCTTGTTATTTTTTGTTTTTGTCGTCCCATGATTTTTAGAAAAATTGTTGTCATTACAAATATAAATAGTATAAATAAAAAAACAAAGCGTTAATTTATAAATTAACGCTTATATTATTAATATTATTTATTAAGATGTGATTATTTTTTCTTTTTATTCTTTTTATTTAGAACATTAAATCCTCCAAACAATAATATTTGTAAAGCATTTAATTTTTTTGAAAGCATATTATAAACATCATCTGATATTAATTTTAAAAGATGTAAATTTTCCCAAATAGAAACTATGCTAGTTGTACAAAATGCGGAAATTAGAATTCCGGGGATAAAACTATATAAAGTGCTAAATTTCGCTAATGCGGTACCAGTAGCCAAACACCCGCTGTACGTAAGCATGACGATGATTATGCGTGGAAGCCTGGCGCTGGAAAATGTTTTGTTTTTTAATGCTCTGATAATACCAAATATTGCATCTAATCCGACTAATCCTAACATAAAAAAAACTGCCTTAGCATCATTATAAATATAATGTGTTATAAATGAAGAAAATCCAACAAAAATTGCTATAATAAAATTGATTAATGAAAATTTAACGCCAACTAATTTTTCCATTAAATCATTCCAGCTAAAAAAACCTAACATAAGTAGATTGTTTTTTTGTATATAAGAATTGTTTTTATTATCTTTAACAACATTAACAAATACTGGTGTTTTTTCAAGTTCTAACATAATTCCGTTCTTTTAAATAATTAGAAAGAAAAAAAATAAAAACTGGCAAAACAATCTAAATACAACAAAATCAATACTATAAAAAATAAAAAATTATGGAAAAAGCTAAATTTATCTACAAAAAGGATGATGGAACTACATCAAACAGAGAAATCCTAAGACCGGTTTTCTTAAAAGAATCTTCGAATTCAATTAAAAATTATGATAAAGATGATGTTAAATACGTTCGCGGATTTGAATTAAATAGAGAAGGATTAAGCGAGTCTGAAATCGAAAAATATGAAGAAATGTTAGAAGATTATTACGACTTAGCAGTACCTACAATTCAAGAATTTTTTAAGGAACAAGGACTTGACGCTTCAAAATTGATGGAGAAATCCTTTAAAAAACAAAACATAAGTGAATTTAAGGTTTTATAATGTTGGAACGATTTGTCATAACTGAATTTTTTAGACAACCCTATGAAGATTATGGCCATACTAAAATTTGGTACCATAAAGATACTTGGAAAGAAAAACGAGTTATATTTTATGAAAAAGACGGAACTTTGGATAATTTTTTTGATAAAGACGGAAAGTTACACAGAGACAATGATCAACCAGCCACAATACATTCATCTGGCATTGAAGGATATTATTTTCATGGAAAAATTCACAGAGGTCACTTTAAGCCAGCCATAATTTATCCAAATGGAATAAAAGAATATTGGGTTTACGGCGAAAAAAGATTTGAAACTTTATCTTTAACAAAAAATGAGTTATTTTAAGTTTATAACCGTTGTATTTTAGACCCTCTTCAAGGGACGTTCACACTGAAAGAATATCTTGATGCTGGTTTTATAACCGTTAGATTTTAGACCCTCTTCAAGGCAGTTCATTTTCCGCATGCGTGAATTTGAACGTTTTATAACCGTTAGATTTTAGACCCTCTTCAAGGATTGCAATTAAGCATTCTATATAGGGTTGAGTTTTATAACCGTTAGATTTTAGACCCTCTTCAAGGTTGATAAGGGGTATGTTCGAATTGTTGGAAAGTTTTATAACCGTTAGATTTTAGACCCTCTTCAAGGGTAATCTGTGTAAATGACTGAATCTCATTATGTTGGAGCATGTATCGGCTCTCAAAAACTGACCAAAAGTCGGTATATTTTATGTAAAACGCCTTGTTTTTTTCATATTTTTCCACTAAAATCTCTTTATTTTTGACGTAAAAAACGGAATCCGGATGCTTCGAGTTTAAATATATCTCACATCCATCAATCTTAGAAATAAAGAAATTCCGCATTTCTATTTCTTTCGATTTTTGAGGAGAAAACTTTTCAACCAATACTTTCCTCGTCAAAAATGAACATAAGTCCAATTTTATACCAAGGTTTGTCCATGGTGTATCACTAACTTTTTCTCGATTTTCTCTTAATTTTGATTGACTCATAACTGTTTAAACGTAAAATCCTATCATATTGTTTCTTTATCTATTTATTACAGATGGCAAAGAAGAAAAAAACTACAGCATCTATTTTAAGAGGAATTAAAAGGCATGCTCTAAATCGTCCCAGAACTCAAAAGCAAAAACAAGCTTATATTGAGGGTATGGCCAAAAAAATGGATAAAAATCCTACAGCTCCGGAAAAATCCTTCGCAAGCTTATTAGAAGAATTAAATATTGAATACGAAACTCAAAAGATTGTTGGTGGAAAAATATATGATTTTTATATACCAAGTAAAAACATGCTTGTTGAAACGGATGGAATTTTTTGGCATGCAAAAGATAAAGAATTGAAAGAAATGTCTCAAATGCAGAAAAGAACATTTTACAATGATATTAAAAAAAATGCGATAGCAAAAAATAACGGATATGAATTAGAAAGAGTTTGGGAAGATGATTTAAAAAAGAATTACGAATTAACAAAGTCAAGATTTAAATATCTACTAACATAGCTCTATCAATATTTAATACTATTGTTTTTGAAATTTGCATTGTTGGATAACCTATCCTTTCAACTAAAACTCTTCTTGTCAATGCTTTCAATAAATTATCACTAACATCTCTAAGAAAACAACCGTACAAATTCCATTGGTATTCACCAATTTTAAAAATGATGTCCTTTTTATAGTCAACAGCACGCATCGTTAGTCCAGTTGCTATATCACATTGCTCTATCAACCATTCATCAATCCATATAAGATTTCTAATATCACAATAATCAAAAAAATTTAATTCAATATCTTCCCATGCTCTATTTGTTGGCATATAAAATCCTTGATATTCAACAATATCAACTTTTATTTTAGGAATTTCAAATAGTCCTTCATAAGTTCTTACCGTTTCTCCATCTCGTATTTCTATAATCCCAAATTTTTTATCGTTCATAATATTAAAATTAAACAATTATTCACTTTTTTACAAGAGTAAGTTAATTTTAAAGAACCAAAAAATTTCTATAGACTATCTATTATAAAAACATACAAAAATGGAAGAAAAAAATGATTCAATTACCCTTGGAGGTAAAAAAGGTGTAGATGCACCACAAACAACTAATAATACTAATCAGCAAGCTGAACATATTAAAAGTATGTCTGACAGTTCTGGAGTACCGGCACAATTTATCGATACGGAATTTATGGTTCCTACAGACGAGATAGAACTCCCTTCACAAGGAAAATACTATCCAAATGGTCAAAAAACATTAAAGGTTAAGTATTTGACTGCAGAAGATGAAAATATTTTAACAAGTCCTGATTTAATTAAGAATGGTAAAGTGTTAGACGTTCTTTTGGAGCATGCTATAATTGATAAGACTCTACGTCCGAATGATATGCTTACAGGTGATAAGAACGCTGTTTTATTATCTTTACGTTCTACCGGCTATGGAGATGATTATGAAGTTAAGATGACTTGTCCTGATTGTACTGAGCAATATAAAACTTCTGTTAAGCTTTCATCTTTGAAATATAAAACTTTAGAAGGAGAGCCTGACCAAAATGGAGAATTTTCAATTAAGCTTCCAAAGATGAAAATGGTGGTTAAATTCAGACTTCTTACTGGTAAAGATGAAGATTATCTTGCTAAGAAAGTAGAATCTATGAAAAAAATAAAAAAGAGCACTGGAACTTCCAATTTACTTACTGAAAGATATCTTCTTCAAATAATGGAAATGAATGGAGTTAGAGATAAAATATATATTAGTAATGCAATTGCTGGTATGCCAATTTCTGATAGTTATTTTTTAAGAGAATATATTGGAATAATCGAACCAGGAGTTGATATGGATCACGAATTTGAATGTAAAAATTGCGGACATGTTTATGAAGATGTGGTTCCGATTACAGCTCGGCTTTTCTGGCCAAATGCAAAGGTCTGATTTTCAAATAGTTAAGATTTATGAAACCTACACCTGAACTATTAAAAGTCCCATTTGATGAGATTTATCTACCATCGATGGGACTTTTTTACAAAGATGGAACATCGCATATACAAGTAAGAGCTCTTACTGGTTATGATGAGATTTTATTGTCTTCTCCATATTTAGCACAAAGAGGTAATGCTATAAAAATTTTAATGAATAATGTTATTCTAAATTCCGATTTGGAATATGAAGAACTCTTAGTGTGTGATAGGGATGCTATTTTATTATTTCTTAGGTCTGTTACTTTTGGTGATGAAATTGAAATGGAGTTTGTTTGTCCGGAATGTGAAACAAAATCAAAAGGTCAATTTAAAATTTCCAAAATAGAAGCGAAGGAAATAAATGTTCCTCCAAATGAAAATGGAGAATTTGAGTACATAGTTCCAAGCAGTTTGTTTTTAGAAAATCCAATTCAGATAAATTTTGAACCATTAAGAGTTTATAAATCACATCTCATGAAAAATAAACAACTCATGAGTAGATACTTAACTCAAATAACTTCCATTAATGATAAAACAGATAAACAATATATTATCAATTATCTAAAATCTATGAAAATTAAAGATTCTAAGTCTTTAAGAGAATTCATGGATAAAGTTGAACCGGGATTTGAAGAGACAATAATGCATACTTGCCCGTCTTGTGATTATAAATTAAAAGATATTGTTAAAATAGATGAAGAATTTTTATCTCTTCCAGAAACTCACAGAAACACCGTGAATGAAGAATGTTTTTTGGCTTATTATTATGGTAAAGGAATAACAAGAAATCAGGCTTATGAAATGACTACAGTTGATAGAAGATGGACAATAAATAGAATATCTGAAGAAATAGAAAAACAGAATAAAGCAGAAAAGGATGCTGCAAATAAATCTAAAAATAGTAGTAAAAGGTAATTTTTAAGTTTTATACCCTTTAGAATTTAAACTGTCTAAAAGTCAACCTTATGTATTCCATCCACATTTATCCGTTTTATACCCTTTAGAATTTAAACTGTCTAAAAGGGTCCCCAATTATGAAAAAAATACCCAATTGTTTTATACCCTTTAGAATTTAAACTGTCTAAAAGGTATCCTTGCGTAAGTGACTGAATCTCATCATATTGGAGCATGTATCGGCTCTCAAAAACTGAC